ATGACCACTGGCACAGTTAAATGGTTTAATTCCACTAAAGGCTTCGGCTTCATTCAGCCTGACGACGGCAACGCAGACGTATTTGTTCACATTTCAGCTGTTGAACGCGCTGGCATGCGTGAAATCGTTGAAGGCCAGAAGCTCGGCTTTGAGCTTCAGCGTGACAACAAGTCAGGCAAAATGTCAGCTTGCAATCTGCAGGCTGCATAATTCGGTATAACTCCCTCCCGTGACCACGGATGTACTGGCACTGGAGAGAATACATACCAATAGAGGTCAGGCATCATGTCTGGCCTTTTTTATTTTCACATTTAGATCGGCTATTAGATGAAACCTATGCATAGCTTGCTGCGCCAAAACGCAGAACTGGCTTTTGAAAAAACACAGATTCAGAGCAACGTTCATAACCGTGTCCTTGATGAAATCGAAGAAGGTAGAAAGCTTCGCGATGAAAAAACCGCTCGATTAAAAGCACAAAGACTAGCTCAAGCTCAGATTATGCCAACTTCAAAAACAAGAAAAACGAAACCTAAGAGCAGCATCAAGGCACATTAAACCCACCCTTTATCATGAAACTGACAACACCAAGGATCAGTGCGCTAATAATCAGCCAGACAACCTTTGCCAGAGTATCGCTCACACCGGATATTTTCTTTTCCAGATCATTGAACCGGTTGTCCATGTGCTTCCACTGCTCATCTTTACGCGCATCGGCCAATTCAGCTTGTCGCTGCCATTGCTCAAGATTGGTCACACGCAAGGCCATAGCAGTGATTTGATGCTCATTCCCGACCACCCGTGAGCGCAGATCAAAATCATTATCGGTTGGCGTCATCACCAGCACCCCGCTTTATTCCCGTACGCATTATGACCTGCAACACCCTTGCCTGCACTCTGGTCATTTCCAGCCAGATAGACCGCCGTTTCCGGCTTAACGCTGATCTTCTGCCAGCCCGCGCAGTTGCTCGCATTGGTCGCGCAGCCCGCCAAGCTCAGCACACAAAGCAGCGCTATCCATATTGTCGATTGTCTCATTAATCCCTGCCCTGTTCTGGATTGCCTGCGTCGCGGCTTGAGCGGCTTTCAATGCCGCTTGTTGCTTGCCGTCATGAGTCCCAAGCGCATAAAAAAAGAGGCCCGAAACTGCCCCTCCGATTATCGCGCCAATGATGTGTTGAAAGCTGAGCCTCATGCCGCCTGATCCTGCATGCGCTTTATGAGGAAATAAGCACCGGTGACGAACGCCCCCACCATGATGATTGCAAGCGCCCACTGGATCGGCCCCGCACCGGAAGCCATACCGCCAAGACCGGATATTAAGCCGCCAGCAGATGCAATGATCTCAGGTTTAAGCAAGCTTTCTTTCTTCTGCTCCGGCTCAACATAATTGGATGATACGAAATCACCCTTTGCCCACAATCCTGATAAGCTGTCAGGCGTTTGCCTTCCCATTGCTGGATGTGCGAAAGCCCCGCCGCGTTGATACGTCGTGTCATAAAATTTCCTTTCGGCAATAAAAAACCGCCTCAAGGGCGGTACAATCTGCGGATTTTAGCGAGAATTAAGCAGTCAACGCTTGCTGCCACATTGCATCAACTTGCTCTTGAGTAAGAGACAAATGAGCGGCAACTTGGTTGAGCAAAGGGTGTAAACGCCGATACTCAGAAGCATCCTGCCATTCGATAATGGCCTCATCACCCATTGCGAGAATAGCCGTATCGAGGTCAGTTAAGCTGATCCCATTGCGCACCAATATCAGACGGAGCTGGCGCTTGGTAATTGGCGGCATCTGCGCCCGCAATTCTGCCGGCGTTGCTTCTGGAGGTGTGTATTCAACAATTTTTTCACCATCCCAACGACGAAAAGCCTGATTAGTGAGCAGTTCAAGGTATTGTTCTTCTGATACTTCTACGACTTCGTCAGGCTTGCTGATTGATAAATCGTCGTAAAAACCGAGCACGAACCCTTCGGTATTAAATTGCGCGTAGTAGGCCATTATTTCCACCTCCCGAAAGCAATCACAGTAATTCGTAAATCTTGATTAGTGATACCTGATCCATCCCACCAACACACTTTGAAAGCTGCAGAACCCGCCGTAGTACTCGGGCTATCGGTGGAGAAAATAGCTTCTGGCCGAGTATTACTGTCTCCATTGAAAGCTATCGCGTTGTAAGAGGTAGCACTTATGAATGACATAGGTAGTGCGATGTAGACGAAGCCTCCTGATGTAGACCTCGTTACCACCTGTACTCTGCAAATCATGTTGCCGTCCGGAAGCCTGCTGTAACTAACACCACCCGCAGCGCCACCCATGGCCGCCCACAATTCAACGATTGTTTTGCCTTCAAGCTTAAAGCTATCAGCGGCCTTACCTCCCGCCGGTAGTTTTCCATTTAGTGCATCGGCGATAGCCCCGGAAGAAACCATTTGGGATTCTGATTTATTGGTTACGTTGGCAAGACCGACATCGGCTTTACTGATCCAGCTCTTGATCCAAGCTTTGATAGTCGGCCAACCATACCGTTTTGAAGGTGCCCCATTAACGAGTAGGAAAAGTCGATCATTTGACTCGTCGATATCTCCACCCAAAGGGGCTTGAGACATTGCTGAAGTCACACTTGCAAGTGTTGTTGCGTCGGCATTGGCCGGAATACCTGCCAGTTTCGTTTTTTCCGCTGTGGTATATGCAGCTGTGACAGCATCAAGAACAGTTTTATTACTGTGGGTGTGCCGTGCTCCGGTATTGGCAGCAATGGCTGTACGCTCCGCCGCAGTCATAATTTTAGCCGCGGTAGTTTCGGTCATATTCCCCATGTCAAACGTATCAGCGGCTTTATTCTTCGGGTCATACGTCTGGCGGAACATATCGCCGCCACCGGACGGATCAACCCACAAACCGGCTTGCGTGAGAAGTGCACCGCTTGAAGTTGAACCAGTGGCAGAAATGTCTGTTGTGGCGATTTTATCTTTCTTTGCCAAAGCCCCGAGATCGGACGGCTGGACAGCGCTATCCGCTTTTGCAAGAGATGAGATACTTGCCGCATTTAAAGCAACTGTGCGATCAACTGAGAAATCACCCCCACCCGACAAACCAGCTCCGGCACTCAGTTTGCGTGCAGGTTGCACCGCTGTATCTGCTTTACCAAGAGAGGTGATACTCGCTGCATTCAGTGCCACAGTCCGGTCAGCCGAGAAGTCACCCCCACCGGTTAATCCGGCACCAGCACTGAGTTTGCGTGCAGGCTGCACAGCAGTATTAGCCAGAGCTAAAGATGCGAGTGAAGTAGAGGAAAGAGCAAGAGCGATATTAGTCGCCAATGCACCACCACCAGCTAATCCCGCCTCTGCTGTAACTGTAGTGACTTTCTGTACGGCACCAACAATGCGAGCATCATCCCCTGAGGCAACAGTTCCGACAGTTGTGCCAACATTCATGGTCGATGCGTCGCCGAGATTAGGCTTATTGAGAAGATCAGCATAGCGACCAGAAAATCCGACTGCAGAAACCTGTGCCGGCTGAACTGCAGTGTCTGCTTTCTGCCCCTGTTGTTTTGTGGCTGCATCAGTGATGCCATAGCCTGCAAGTGTCGTTGCCTTGTTCGCTTTTTCAGCCAAAACCGGAAACAGCTTATCCGGTGTAATGGCTTTTCCGCTTTCCACACCAGTGCGTATTTCACCTTCTGATGCCGTTGGAATATCAAATACGTGGGTATGATATGGAACATCAACCATGTGTTGCCTCCGGTATGCCAGCCGCGTTTAAACGGGCTTCGAGTACTGCTATGCGATCTGTGAAAGGCTTCAAAAGGCCATCAAGAGGAGCGTGAATTTGCTGCCCGTTTGCCATAAGCAAAACGCGGATATTCTTTGTATCTGTAATGCCTGAAATGGCCTGCGGCGTCGGTGATACATTCTCCATCACAGCACCCGAATGATTTTGTTTTTGATGATAGTTGGCTGGACATTATTATGATCCTGACCACTACCTGAATTATCTGTTGCGCCATTCAAGCGGTGCTTGTGCTGACCCGACCAGTGAATACGCTCTGTCCCTGTTCGCACCAGAGCGTTACCACCCTGACCGATCCAGTCACCTGCGGCACTATCCCAGTCACGTGCTTTGGAAATGGTGTAATTATGCGTGTGATAACCATCCTCAGTCGTTTCAATATTCACATTGTGGGAATGTGGCGGCAGTTGCTCGGCGGTCAGCTTATGGCGCTCTGTGCCGCCAACCGCGCCAAGCACATCGCCATCAACACTGCCTGCTTTGGCAGTCAACCGCCCCTTGCCGCGATTAAGCCCTGCACTCACACGCCCGCAGCTATCAGGAATGTTAAAAGTGGTTGAACCATTACCAGCACCGAATTTCGTGCCGATTACAGCAAAGAGCGCCGGATATGTCGTTCTGGAAATCGCCCGCCCATCTTCAAACATCCAGCCTTCCGGTTCATTCTCCCCGCTCCAGTCCAGAGAGCCACCAACCGGCACGACCATATTGTAGAGTTTAGGGTCGTAAGCCTGAACATCGACACCGATTACGACATTGAGAAAGGCTTTCAGCGCCTGCTTGTCAGCCAGATCAGCCATAAGCTGCCGGATTGCATTGTTGATATTCGATGGGGCGCAACCCTCAGCAATATTGATGCCGTTGATTGCAGTGTTGTTTGAAGGGGTGGTGCTATAGTCTTTGATCGGCATTATGCGCGTCCTTGTTTGATTGAGGCCACGAGCGAGGCAAGAGCATTGGACTGGTTGGGAGAAACACCGGTGAACTGAACCGGCGAGAACGGCGAGGCTTGCTCCTGCTGTTGCCCAAAGGCTTGCAGCAGGGCGTTGAGGCTGGATTGCGAGCGGCTTGGTTCAGCGGCAGCAGCCCCTGCAAAGGCTGGAACCGGCGCACCACCTACGGCTGGCTGCGCTGTAGACGCTTGCGCCATCAGCTCCATGCTCGTCTGCGGCTCGCCACCGGTCGCACTCGGCAAAGGTAAAGCAGACTGTGAAGGTGGCGCGCTGGCGACCATTGCCGGATCAGGCTTCCCGCCTCGCCTGTTTGCAAGTTCAATATGCCAATTCTCATTAGAAAGCGGGAAAGCCAGTCCAAACCGTCCGGCATTTTCATGCGCCCATGCTGTTGCAGACGGGTCGAGATACTTCAGATCAGCGGCATGGCCGTGGTTGTGATTAGATCGCCCGGGCGGCGCTACCCATTTTCTCGCTTTTTCCGGCGATCCGTATTTCTGTAAAGCATCCTGCCAAAGCTGTGCTTGGCGCTCAGGAGAACGAAAACCGGAAGTAATGCGCAACTGCTGTGCAATCTCCGGCGGGGCTGCCGCGAACATATTAGACAGCGCAGAAGCAAAGCCCTGATCAAGTCCTGAGAAGCTATCAGGCCGCATTGCCCCGCCGTCAGCATATTTTTTGAAGTCAAAGGACATGGCTTTCTCCAATAAAAAAGCCCCGCAAAAGCGAGGCTGTGGACTTAGTGCAGAATTGATTCAAATATCCCAATATTAAGCGGGGCAAGAATCATGGTTCAGAATATTTATTTTCATTGCGCACCTTTACGTTTAGGCGCAGGGAGTATTATCGAGGCTGGAAATTGGGGCCGGATCAAACGTGAGTTTGATAACAACTTAATATTCGGCTATCGCGAAGCTGCTTTTGAATTCGGTCGTCAAGTATTCGCGCCCCAAGCGCCTAGCAGGTTAAATTGTGTATTTTGCTGCGAAACTGAAGAAGGAGCACGGGAATACATGGCTACCAATGCAATCGCCTCTGTGCTTCACCAAGTTCAGTTGGTCGATGCGGTTTCACCAATTTTCCGTACAAGCTGGGACTGGATCGGCCCTGTAAATTCTCAGCCTGACACAACCCTTCAGTCACTTGAACGAGATATTCAACGGTATTGGCAAGGAAATCCAGATAGAGACGTTGAAGTTCTAATTGGTGGTGCAGTTCGTGTTGTGCGTTCACTTTAGGTAGCGGACAACCGCAACCGCCTCCATCCATATCCTGAGTGTCGGCGCTGGCTTTATCCATCTTCCATTCCTTTCAGGATTGAGTATTGTTGTTTCAGTTACATAAGTACTTGGGTAGCAATATTAATGAAAATATCACTGGCTGTGTTTACTCTGTTGATCAGCTGCGTTAGCGTTTTTGGCCAAGCTTTTTGGGATGGGAATAAATTGCACTTACAGTGCAGTCAGAATAAACTTATTGCCATGACTTACGTTATTGGTGTGGTCGATGAAATAACGAACAGACCATACATACTGTCTTCTGAAGATAAAATAGTACAGCAGCGTCGATATCTTTGTCTCCCGCAAGGAGTAACAGCAGGGCAATTGGCAGATGTGGCATGCAAATACCTTACCGAAACGCCTGAGAACAGGCATTATACAGCCAATATAAATATCTCAGCCGCTTTAACTAAAGCATTCCCATGCCAATGAACCAAATCGACCACGATCCCAAAACCATAGAGCACATTCGCAATGAAAAGCGCCCTCCAAAATGGATTTGGAAGGCGGCTTGGGTTGTTGTAGCTCTTTTTTGGGTGCTACAGTACTTCGACGGCATTCAGTGGGACAGTTTGTTGGTGGGTTTAATAACCGGCGTTGTTTTAGTTAGCTGGGTAGCGGATACTGCTGGCCTCGACATACCGGAATCATGGCGCAGGAAGCCTCCCCGCCGCTGATCCGGACTGTCCCGCTAGAACCATCTGAATAAGCGCACGACCAGCATCTGACATTTTACCATTAACCATCTGATTTGACAGATAGTTTTGCAGTGGCTTTGACATAAGCATTTTACCGATTGCTGCCGGACCTGCCAGCCCCAAGGCTAAGCCAGCTGGGCCACCTATCGCGCCACCACCGCCGCCAAGAATTGCAGCTGATACACCTTGTGCCGCCATCCTTTGCGCTGTCCCTGAATTTGGCAGCGGAGACATAACCGCCTGACCTGCCTTCGCCAACTTTGAAAAATCTCCCTGACCACGTGCATATCCTCCCTGATTGCCAGAAGAAGCGGCCATACGCAGACGAGCAGGCGAGATAATGCCAAGCGCAGCATCTTCGCCACCACCCACGGCGGCTTTTTCCAAAACTTTCATATTTCCGTACTGTTTACGCAGAAATGACCACTCTGCCGCATCCTTCGGACTGATGGAACGTGACATCGCCTCATCGAGTGAGTTGCGAATACCACGAAATGCCTCTGCCAAATCAGGGTCTCTGTTTCTCGCATTCTGAGCGAGCCTCGAAAAGCGAGAGCGCGCTACCTGATAGTCCACCCCAGGCATTGTGTTTTTTCCAGCCTGAATGCGGTCAATCACATCAGCCGTCAGATTGCCTAAGATTTGCTTCTGCTCAGAAGGCAAAACTCGGTCATATTCCCGAAGCGTACCCATGATATCATCTGCAAGCTGGCGATCTGCGCGTAAAGTATTGCGCGAAGATACGTTTTTAAAACCACGGCTCAAACGATCAGCATTCGCAGACATATTCTCAGCAGTTGCCAGCCCTTGACTACCGGCGCGGCGCATTGCGGCATCTGTGAATGCTCGCCCCTGATCATCAATCATCTGCGCGGCTTTTGCCCCGCCTAGCTCACTTTCGCGATAGCGCAGCCAATTATTGCCGGTTTTCTGCCCTGCTGTGAGGGTAATGCCCTCATTCTGTAAAGTTCTTACTGCTGCTGCACGCTCTGCACTTGAGGCGAACGGGGAGACAGCGCGACGCGCCATATTTTCAACCCCTCTAGCCGCATATGGGGCAACAACTCCAGCAGCAGCTCCCCACTTAGCGCCAGTCTTTGCCCCATCCAATCGGCCTTCCAGTCCTTCACCTGCGCCAAAGCCATGAAGGCCACCAAGCGCCAAACCTTCAACGCCAGATGCAAGCGCAACAGCAGGAAGTTTTGCCCCCTGCTGCACCATATTGACTGAAGGTAAGAAGCCAGCACTACCAAGGCCAACGCCTTGCGCTGCGCCACCGCCAAGCATCCCGCCATAGTACGAAACGGGGTGTTCGCTTGATGCTCGTCGTTCAGCTTCACGCATACGGCCAAGATTATAATCATAATCGCCGCCGGCCAGAGAGCTTAACCCAGCAACAGCCTCATCCAGCATACCGAAGCCTGCCCCCTGCCCAACACCAAGGGCAAGAGCATTAGCGCCACCTTGCGGAATGTTTGGATTTGCGGGACTGCGCAAATCTTCCATCTGGCCTGTTTGAGGATTTAGAGCCATTCCTTCCGGAACTTGACCGAATGTTCCGTCTGGATTTTGAGGGTCTGGCAGTTTCCGTCCGCCTCGAGCGTAAGTAGGTCCCGCAGTACCATCATTCGCGAAGCTGCCGTTGTACGGGTCTGATAGCTTCGGCGCCTGTTGCACCGCTTCGGGGAATTTTGACGCGATCATATCTCTGATCTGTTCGCGTGGCATATCATCCGGAAAGCGCACCTGCGCTCCGTCTGGCATCTTTACGATAGGCATGATTACGCCTCACTGTTTGAAGTAATCGGAGAAATCTACGGTGTTGGAAGCCGATGACGCGCCAGAACCTGAAGGAAGGTTTTTCCTTGCCCGTTCCATGCCCTGTTTTACAATTTTCTCGTAATCCGCAAGAGCATCAAGGAACCCCTGCTCTGACATAGCAGTGTTCATTCGAGTTACAGCAGCGGTTGCTGCTGCGCCTTCATTATTTGAGAGAGCACCAAGCCCCTTCATCTGCTGAATTGCCGTTAGAAACGCTCCAGATTTCGCCTGCTCAACTTTCTGCGAAAAATCATACCCACCGGTGCCCCAGACATTATTCAAAACCGCTGACGCGCCTGTACCGCGTTCCCGATATGGGTCGTTTCGAATATTATCAATGAGATCGAGTGCATTCTGGGCAGTTGTAAAGTCACCCTCAGCAGACGTCTCACGTTCACCGGATGCTTTACCAAGCACTTTTTCTCGTTCAGCATTTGCAAGATTTTTCGGAACGGAACCAATAATTTGACCTGAGCGCTTGTCCTTGATGGCGAAACTATCACCGAGATCGATTTGTTCAGTTCCTGATGAAATATCAAACCCGCCTGTATCGACCTGCTTGAAAGAACCGTTTTTACCAATAACGCCCAAAACTGGTTTGCCCTGATCATCCTGCCCCCAAATAGGATTCAGACCATATTCAGTGGAGCCATCGCCATTACTTTTCTCCCATTCGAACTTCTCGCGGGCAAGCTGGTCAGATGGTGAAAGCTGCGGGTTTTCCAGCTTGTTAATTTCAAGCTCCATTTTACGCTGCTGTAGCGCCTGCATCGGATCAACGCCTTTGCGTAGTGCAATCAGATAGGCGTTTAACGCGTGAGAATTGCCAGCAACGTATTTGGCTTCTTCCTCATCCATGCCTTTGCTTTTGAGCCATTCAGCCGTGTTGAATTGCTCCTTTTTGGCCTTACGGTCTTGATTACCGGCAGCAATCATCTGCCCGCCTTTTGATAGACTGTCTTGCATGGTGCCGCCCATGCTCCATCCGAGCATCATGTCATTGAGCCGCTGGCCGAAGTCACTTTCGCCAAACTTGGACAGGCCATCAAAAAAGCCGCCAGATTTGGACTGTGGCGGCTGCGGTGGCATTGCTTGGGATGTTGAGTTCGTCGGCATTGGGTCTACCGCTCGCGGCACCTCTGCAACCTGTTTTTGCAATACCTCTGTGGACGCAGATAATGGCGGGGCTGGCTGCTGTGCAGCTTCTGCCCCCTGCAAAAGCATATTCGGGTTTGGCTGCTTTGCGAATTGCTGCGGTTGGCCTGTGATAAACGGAGCCAGCAGATTGCCAATGGTTTCACGCTGATCCATAAAGCTTGTGAGAAGATTACGCATTATACCTGCCCGCCTTTCCCCATGATCTGGGCGATGTATGCCGAGAGAGGATTACCCTGCTGACCGCCTGCCATCTGCACCGGCGAGAATTGCGCTTTAGGCTGGTTCTGTCCGATTTGAGTAAGCAAATCCTGACGGCTCTTTTCCGCATCGCTCATTTCCGAGCGGTATTTGCCGAGTTTGCCACCGCTCATATCCTGCAAGGCTTGAGAGAACACATTGCGGTTTTCCGGTGTACCTGCAATCGCTTGCTGGAACCCTTCCAGTTTATCACTCAGACCTCCGAACAAACCTCCGCTTGTAGCAGCGCTTGTGGCCGCAGCTGTTGGCTGTGCAATGGTATTCATGGCGCTGCCCGCACCCTTCAAGGCATTAAACATCTGCTACCACCTCCATATTGATGCCGAGCACGCCATAATTGACCGCCAGATAGCCGTCATCTTCCAGCACAACTGCATCCGGGTATTTATCGGCAACATCATGCGCCATCAGGCCTCTGAAACGTGTTGGCTCGCCAATATAGTTGAACTCATACATCGGCAGCCCATTCTCATAGGTACCGGTTTGCTCGATATTTTCTTTCAACCGCGCATCAGACTTGCCAAACAGCGAACCGATTGCCCCGATAGCGCCCAACGGATTAGACGGCTGATTAACGGTCTGAACATTGGTGCCGTAATTGCCCGCAGAACCGGCAGCCGCACTTTGCAGAAGACCAAGGCGCGTCCAGTCCTGCATATCCTCTGCCTGCCATTTGGCATAATCAGCCTGCAGCTTATCCTGCGCATTCTTATCTTGAATTTGTCCGGCGCCAATCTGCGCCTGACCTCGGCCAAGCTGCGCGGCATCCACACCAAGCTGGTTCTGGATTGACTGAGAATTGGCCGCATCAATCGCGCCAACAGCCTTGAACTGATTGTCCATTGCGCGGTTGTAATCGCTCTCCAGCCCCTGCAACAGCATATTGGTGGTGTTCTTGCCAAGCACATCGGTATTCGCACCGGATCCATAGCGCCCCGATCCGGCAAACTGGCTCTGGATCAAGTCGTTGGCTGAGCTGATCTCGTTATTCAGCCGTTCACGATAATAGGGGTTGCCCTCTTTGAGATATTTACCGGAAGCATAGTCCTGCAAATTGGTCTGCGCACTGGTTGGTTGTCCCGCCTGATCGCGCAAGGCACCATAATCAGCACCGCCATTCATCACACTGCCAATGCCAGCCTGTGTGTTAGCTCCAAGATCGGCCACGGTCTGACCTTGATAGACATTGCCGCCTTTACCGCTGTCATAAAGCCTCTGTGCTTCACTTGCCGACTGTTTAAACAAAGGAGCCGCCCATGCAGGCGGCTTATTCTCAGTTGTCTGTGTCTGTGAGCCGCCTTTTTTGCCCATTATGCCAGTCCTTTCCGAAACATTGCCAGTTCCGCGCCGTATCCTTGTTTCGCCAATGCACGTTTCCAGCCCAAACGGCCAAGAACACTACATTCATGGCAACCCTTATCGCGGCCATATTGTTCTATTTCTTCAATCAATGGCGTGCTGTCTAAACCATCCTCACCGGCGAGAACTGTCACCATGATCGTGCGATGATCCGTTGCCTGATTGTGTTTGATCTCGGTGAGGACAAAGGAAACGTATTCTTCGCCATCAAGGATCAACCAAAGCTGGCGCTCACCGGCGAGGATTTCCCGCATCAGAGATTTAATCTCGATATCTTTAGGAAACCGCGCCACCATTTGCTGCATCGAGGCGGTAATTTGGCGGCCATAACGTGCAATACGCTCCGGTGCCCAGTCACTGGTCAGATGAATGTCGAGTGTCATTTGGAACCTGCCGTACTGACTTTGGTTTCAATCCCCTGCGCATGTGTCCAGATTGAACCTGCGGGGATGCGGATTTTGATTTTATGAAACCGTGAGCGTGACATGCGCCGGTACATACCCGTGCGTGAGGATGGCGCTTGTTCATCCTGCCAGCGAAATGCGTCTGAGCGGCGAAAGCGCGATCCGATAGTGAGACTTGCTTCATCCGTATCAGCCATCAGATACATCTCATGAATTCGTGTCACACCACCTGTCGTATCACCGATCTCCTGCGTTGCAATCACGGCTTCCTGTGTCTGACCGTTAAAGAAGCCAAGTGCCCCGTCCGGCGTAAATGCAGCCAAAACCGGAGAGCCACCCTGCCATGCACGCGCATCAAGGGAATATGGCAGAGCATCAATGGAGGTTGAAACCGTGTCCAGCCCTTCCAGCGTATAGCCCAGCGTTGCAGCTGACATCAGCATCGAGCCCTTTACATCCGCTTTTGTCCAGCGGCTCAGCGCCCAGTCATAAATATAGATCTGATTATAATCTTCATTGCCAAAGCGCCGGATTGCAAAATAGACGCGGGAATAAAACGGATCGACAACCCCCATGATTTCAGCGGTGTCTGACCATTCTACCTGATCAAAGACAGTACGATCAACTTTCTCAAAGCCGATATTGGCCATTGAGCCATCAGGAGCGATCTGGAAGAACCCGCCCTCGTCCACATAAAAGGCCAGATTGGCACGCGATGCGATGGAAAGACGTGAACGCGCGCCACGCTGATCATGGATTTTCTGGAAGGTGAATATCTCAACCGAGCCCGGAACGAAGGTCACGCGCCGGATTGCTTTTTCCTGAAACACAAGCGGATTGGTTGCCTCTGTAGACCCCTGCACCATGCCACCATCGGGAAACTCCTGATAGTCGCAGTTTTTCTCGCCCACTTTCCAATGTTCGGCATCGTTCAAGCCTGACCACCACACTCGGCGGGGATGTGCAGGCAATCCCATCAATGCCACAAAATCCCCCCAAACACGCACAATAGCCGCGCGCGGAGGCTTGCCGCCCAGATCACGAAATAGCGCCTGCCCGAGTTCAATCACCTGCGGGTCGTCATTCTCATTCACGGCAATGACGAAAGTGCCGAATTGGGCAAATGACCATCGCGCTTCACGACTTGCGCGATATTGGGTGTCAGGCTTAGAAACATTCACCCAGCCAAGATCGGTATTATCCAGCCGGTAAAGACCTGTGTCCGTGCCGGCAAAAATATAAATGCCTCCCAAATCATCACGAGCCATAAACCCGCCAAGACAGGCTGACGGCAGTGAGCGCGACAAGGGCTTAAATTGCGGAAACGGGATATAGGAACCATCCGCGCACAGCACATTATTCAAATCGCTGGTGAAGGCTCCATTGAGATCAGCCACATCCGGTCTAAACTCTGCAAAGGGAATTGTCGGCATGATTATACCTTAAAAGGCTGTGGCACGAATAAACCCCTGCGCACTGCGCGAGGTTGTTTCGCGTTTCAAAACTTTATGCTGATCCTGATAATCGCTTAATGCTTCTGTCGCGACTTGCGGGTCTTTGAGGGTGTCTTTTGCCAGAATGTATTTGGCACGGGCTTTAATCAGGTCATAGCCTTCTGTCACCCAGGCATTCGGCACTTCAAAGCTCGTCAGTGGCGCAAGACGATAAGCCCCAAGCTGCAACCGGATTTTATAAGTATTGTCCGGCATCGGATAGAGGCGCAATTGCTGATCGAAATAAGTGAACGCCACAGGCTCACCTTTCGCAGCAATGCGATCTGAAACCCGCTCCATGTTTTCCGGTGTCTCGCGGCGCAGATCAACTACATTACCCGCATGATCCTCGCGGAATGCTGCCTGTATCGTCACAAGACGCGGAATTTGCTCATGTGCCGCTACTCCGTACCATTGTTGGCCACCAACAGTATCGAACGTCACATCGCGGGTTTCATTGAAATAATAGGTTTCGCGCTCGCAATAACGAATTGAAGCCATAATCGCGCGTTGAATATCGGCCGTATATTCGCCGGTCGTATCATCAATATCACGGGAAATATCAGCAATAAGCTGCGGGAATGTATAATCGCCGCCAATAAAATTGGGTCCCGATGTTACAACGGTAATTGCCATATGACCTCGCTTACAAAATGAGAAAGGGCGGGAAAAACCCGCCCCGCCTGTGATTTATGCCGATGGTGCAGCAAAAGAGGTCAGTACGACCGTGCCGTAATCCACACCGTTATAAACAGTCTTTTTCAGGCCGCCGATCATGCTGGCGCGAACACCAAGCTCACGATCATAGTCAAACAGGTCTTCCACCCATTTGAACTTATTTTTAGCCCCGTCTTTACCAAAAGCCATTGAGGCTGACTGTGCGCCGCAGAAGATCGCACGACGGGTATTGGTCTTCTGTTTGAGACTTGCCGGATCGGTCGCATCAATACCGAGCGGCACACGGCTGTTTTCGACAATCAGCGTGCGGTTATAAACACCGAGCGCACCGGTATAGAGGCCGTTCTTGTCGATATCGCCACCCTGCAAGCGTTTACCCTGCAGGTCAAACCAGTTACCGACCGTTGCCACATCTTTGCGCATGGACAGCGTCTGATCGGGATGAATGAAGCAAACATAATCAATGTCAGCCCCAAGCCCCTTGATTGGGCGCACCAATGGCGTAGCGTTTTTGGCACGGTTCACGGCATCATCAATCATCTGCAGCTTGAATACATCGGCTGCAACAAGCGCCTGATCCGAAGCCTTACCACCGGCACGCAGAATACGGCCTGCACTCGGCGCAATGGTCTCGTTGAAGCCGGTATATTTGCCGTTGGTGACAAATGTATTGCCAGCCAGCTGGTTGAAGAACCATGTATCAATACGGTCTGCCATCCAGTCTTTCAGACTGTCATAGCTTTCCTCACGCATATTGTATGGCACACGCTGGCGGTCGATGGTGCCTTCATTGCGGACACGATGGGCATGACCAAGTTCATTGATCACCATCTTATCATTGAAGCGTGTCAGGCTTTCTTCATTGCCTTCCTGCGTTTCGTTTTCGGTCGTACCATCACCGGTGGCGAGCATACGAATGCCCCATGTGATCTGATCGCCAGCACCTTTTTTGGTTTCGGTCATGATCTGGCACAGAGAACCGGCCTTTTCGCCCATATACTGATAGGCAGTTGTTTCTTTGAGTGCCTCAACGTCCATACGCTGAGACCAGAGTTTTACAGTCAATGCATCATTGACGGGCTGAACAGTGGTAGCCATCGGGCAAACCTCCAAAAATGAGTTGAGATTTTGAGCAAATGCTACGCAATGCGCCGCGTGGCTGAGCGGAAAGCAGGATCACGCCTGCTACGATCCGGTCTGACGTGCCGGAGAACGAAAGGCAGTTTGAAAGCGTGCCGAGGCTTTATTTTTGGCTTAGCGACCGCCAAGCGCCTTCATAAAACGAGCCTGATTTTCCGGTTTGGAATACCAACGCTCGAAATCTTTATCAGACATATCCGCAATAGCTTGCGCTGTCATAGCGTCTCCGCTCGGGCTCCCGCTTGCCTGCGCCACAGTCTTATTACGGGACTGCGCGTCCTGAATGGTCTGTAATTGCTCGGCCACGGCATTGGATGCAGATGCGCGGCCTGCAAATCCATAAGCTTTAGACATGTCATAGATCACCTGAGCCGGTGACTGACCTGTTTGAGCCGCTGTAATCACAATATCACGCAACTCAGCATTCATTTGGCTGTTACGGCCTTCCTGTGTCTGAAACTGCGGATAGGCTGAGGCCATAGATTGCAACTGTTTGTCACGGGTTTCTGACAGGAAATGTACCGCAGCACCATAATCCGGTGTTTGAGCCGAAAACTCCTGGCTTGAATCCCGCCAATAATCAGCAACGGCTCTTTCCTGAGCATGCATCTGTTGTTGTTGTACGGCGTTGCTTTCACGCTCTTGCAGCTGATCCAGCATCCTTTTGTTCTGCCGGTTCTGCCACTGCACATGCGCAAAAACATCAATATTCGGATCTGGTTCCGGATCATCATCCACAGCAGGTTCATTGGTCTGCTGCATAACCTGCGCGAGTGTATTCCAACGATCTTCGAGTACGGCTTTCGCAGTCGCTTCGGCCTGTAATTTCTGCTCAAGCTCTTTGCGTTTGGCACGTTCTTTGTGCAATGCACCATAGGGCACTTTGCGATCCGGATCGCCTTCCTGCTCAGCGCCGTCACCATCAATCACCGGCATTTCCGGTTGCAACTGCTCCTGAACAGCATTTGTTTCCGGCTGTGCGGTATCTGTGTCCGATTTATTCTCCGGCATCACTTCACCGCCCGACGAAAAATAAGCCTCTGCCTCAGCAGAAAGCTTGCCTTCTTCCATATCCGACATGTTTTATCCTTGATTTTAGTCTGACGTGACCAACGACAACCGATAACGCTCGATTCAGCGAAAACAGAGTTTGCCTCTGCTATTTCTTAAAACGATAACCCGCGACGTGCTTCTGCTAGACGGCGCATCGCGTTGCGGCTTTCTTCAATGGCAAGGCGCTGTGCATCTAACTGCGCTTTTTGTTCGGCAGTACCGGCTTCAATTTCAGCCTTGCGCTGTGCCACCATCAGATCAACCGCTTTTTCCTGCAGCCTCATCTGCCCGAGTTGCTGTTTAATCGCCAGATCAGCTTGCACACTCTCGGCCTTGGTTTTAGCTGCAACTTCCTCCGGCGAAGGCTGCGGCGGCTGTTGGCCTTGCTGCTCCTGAGCCTGTTTAGAACGCTCGCGAATAGTGGCTACCAGTGAGGCCGGCAAAGGCGATAGTTCCAGCAGTTCGAGCAGAATATCCGGCGTGACCATATTACCGATCAACGGGAACAGGCTCTGCATCACCGCCCAGGTACGTTCTTTCTCGTTCGGACTGGTCGGGCTGTCATCAATGATGATGTCATATTTCTTGTCTGCTTGGCGAACCAAGGGCAGATATTGCTCCTGCCCTTTACCAACAACACGGATCAGGCGGCCATCAGACAGATAATTCTGCAAGAGATAGAGAATGGTTTCTGCCTGTCGCTTGCGATAAAGCCGCAATGCATTGAACAGCGATGCAAGCACGCCGAGCGAGGACTGCTTGCGGGTATTTTCCAGCACACCGGCCTGATCAACTTCGCGCGTACCGATAAACTCGCGCGAAAGGCCGGTTACCTGTGTAATCGCTTCCTTACTCTCATTGAACAGAGCGAAGAAACCTTGCGGAAATTGTGCCGGCGGCTTTGGTTGGATTTGCCCGCTTTGCAACGCTCCCGCATTCACCCATGTAATCGCATCCGGGCTTGCCCAAGTCTCCTCAGCCTGACGAATATTATCAAAGGCCTCTTTTTCAGCCAGAAGTCCGCCTTTTGACTGCGAATTGAGCAGATGCATAATCTGGCTAAAGAACTTGTTCGTCCAGCGCTGCGGATCAATTGCAGCACGCACAATCCCGTAAAACAGCCCGTCTTTGGTATCGAAATAGCCGGTCATAACATCCCAGCCAAGACGGCCTTGCGGTGCCAGCGGGCTATCAATCTCAGCCAGCAAGCTGTTGCCAAGGAAAGCACGCTTTGCCACTTTGCGTATCTGGCGCACAAGTTTCAGGCTCGGGGCAATCTCCGGCATTTCCTTATTGATCTGTTTGACCTCAGCAGTCGTATATTCGCGCATAGCCTGCGGATTTTGCGGATCAAGGCCACGATAATAAGGTTCACGTTCCAGCCAGCGTGCCTCAACAATAACAACCTTCTCGCCTGCCTCGAATGTCCGCTCGCCCTGATTATCATCAGAATAGCGATTGCTGTGGTTCACCTGATGCGGATTGTCCCGTCCTGCATCATCACGCGCCCAGCCTGCATGGAGCGCTTCCTTAGGCATATCCGGAAACATGTCCTGCGCTTCTTCAATGGTCATTTCCCGCATACGAAACATGCGCATAGCATCGGTCATGTTGAGCTTACGTGCGGTTGACGGAAATACCATTTCAAATGGGTCAATCCGTTCTGCCAATGGTGCGCCGTCCGGATCATCCTCGTAATCAAGGCGCGTATCCATGAAGCCAAGACCACCGATGATCATATCGCGGAAGGCTTCGCTATCCTCATATTCGGCATTCGCCTCATCACGAAACCACTCGCCGCCAGCCGTCAGAATTTCATTGGCATGCGCATCACCCTGCTCGCGAGGGATATAGCGTGTCTCACGACGATTGTTCATTTCTGAGCCCACAACCGCATTGGCCAATGGCGCAATATTGTTAAACGTCAGGACGGGGCGTTTCTGCTCCTGCATTGCTGCCAGATCATCATCTGACCACTGATTGCCAGCCACAAAGTCAAAATGCTCTTTGGCATGTTTGCGCCATGCGCGGGTTTTGCCGATATCATCTTTGTACCAGCCCTTGAGCCGGTCAAATATCGCTTCGCTGTCTTTTGCTGTTTCAGCCATATTCTACCCACTCATCCAACTTGAACCGGTCTTAGCCCCAAAACCGCGATAAGCGCGGTTGGTTTCCGGTGGTGGTGCCTGTTTGGCAAATCGCAACATCATCAAGGCGTAACGCGATGCGGAAATCACATCGTCACGCTCTTTCACAACCTTGCCGTCCTTACGGTGATAGGTCTGGCGCTCCTGCAACCAGTCCTGACAGGTCGAGAACACTTTCCAGCGCCCCGTCTGCATCCGCAGCAGCATGTCTGACAGTCCGGCTTCAACACCGTTAGAACCATCGAGAAACTGCGCGCGTTGCGGCAGCATCTTCATGCCCTGTTCTTTATATTGCTTGGCTAATTGCTCGCCGGAGCCTTTATCATGCTGCAAACCATCATGCGGCCACGACCACGGAAGCCATACACCCCACGGTTTCAATGCAGCAGCATGAATAAGTGGTGTCGCCTCACGCTTGCGGTAATCTCTGGTGACATAGACAATATCGCTATCCCGATCCCATGCCAGACTAACCGCTGCGGTCGGGTGATCCCAACCAAAGTCGATACCGCCGATCTGCATCCAATGGGCGGGGATCGGAAACGGCTGAACCGTCAAATCTTCCTCGGCCACCGGAAAGATCAGACCGGAACCAAGTGTTGGTATGCCCTTAGTGCGTGCTTCCCGTTCATGCGCCGGATAGCTGGCAATAATTCGGTCGCGCTCTTCCTGCGAGTAATGCAGCGCATCCTGAATGGTCATCATGATCTTGATGCGGTCTGCAGCATCTTCCAGAAAGAACCGTGCAGAAACTGCCGACATGCCTTTGAGTGGCGTATAGGTCATCATCACGCTGCCCTTAGTGGCATTTGTGCGTGTGATACCTTCAAAATAAACGTCAGATGGTGGTTCTTCATCAAACCAGACAAAATGCACCGTATTGGCCTGCCATTTAGAGCGGCCTTGATCATAGGATTTGAACAACAGGGATGAAGCCCCGCCACTCACATGGCCAACAGTTACCGTATCAATGGCATTGGAAACGCCTTGCCTACGCGTCGTGCGCTGAATGCAGCGTTTCGGGATAAAGCCCGTGCCCCATTCTTCTTCGCGGTCAGGCTGACCAATAAGCAGGCGTTGCACACCATCGCGGGTAAGCTCACCGCTCTCAGAACCGGCAATCACTACAATCGGATGCTCAAAGCGCAAGCCATGCCACCAGTCCGGATATTCACCGGTCAGATGCATGGCAACTTCTGCCGCACCGGACAGGGTTTTACCCAACTGGTTACCGGCAGCAAACAGGCGCTCCCGATATGAAGCGCCTGCATTATGAAACTCTATCTGTTTTGGATAAGGCTCGTATCCTTTGAGCCTATTCACCTTCTTCCGGTGCGCCCTCTCGGCCAGCAAACTTTCCAGCTCCAACTTTTCCGAGTAACTCATTGATCCGAGCATCTAATTGCTCCTCTGGCATAGACTGGAGCGATCCGGAAACATTCAGATCAAGCTTGTCGCTATATTTCTTTGGGCGCAGTTTACCAGCCATCCATTTGCGTGCATCAACACGCAAGGCAGAGCGGCGTAGCGCTTCGCCATTCTCACGCCAGCCAATATTCTCGTCTTCACTGTTTTTCTTTTCCATCCAGTCATTGCGGCCATCATCTGCAATTTCAAGGATATCATCGAAAATTGCGTCTGCTTGTGCCTCGCGTGCGCGTGCGTATTGGTCTGAAAACTCAGGGTGCAATGAAAGCCATCTGAAAACTGTTGATCGAGCAGGTAAATTATCCCCCTCACAAATGCTGCGTAGGCTCTCTCCGTCTGCCAGTCGCTCGCAGATCAAATCAGCTAAGTCTTGGCTGTAATCTGTTGGTCTACCTATTACCCGCGCTTCATCAGCCATCACTCCCCCCTTACAGCAGCAGCGACCATTACAAGTCCTGCGCATGCCGCCCATATTAGAATGACCATGCCGCTAAAGTGCCAGAATGATTGAAAGGTGAATTCAAGGAGGGGCATTGGTGAACTCTCTGCACTTTATTAACTTATACTGCTTACGGTACAGCTTAATAAATATTTACTACCGCTAATTAACTGAGAAACCATGCTAAACATGTCGAATACGTTAGTCTTTAAAGAGAAGCGTGGAGAAAAATGGTATGTAATTGTACTTGATGCCGATGGGAAAGCTCGCCAAGAGACAGCATTCAAGGATGAGATATTAGCCAATTTCTTCTATTTAAAAGAATTTAGGCGGCTACAACATCTTATGTTGAAGTGAGTAGCTATAAGATTTCCATATTCTCGCTTGAAATTATGGAAAGAAATGTCACCGCCGAACAACGAAGAATGGCGAATGAGATAATAAAAAGCATCATAAAGAGGTAGTTATGAGCCCTAAGCACGTGCCATACGTGATTATGGCGCTTTCGATAGCGCTATTACTGTGGTTAATGTTTATGATATATCATTTATCTTTTTAACAAAAAAGGCAGCCTTTAAGCTGCCTACCAAATCGGATTTCGCGTTAAACGCAAATCACCACAATACAAAATATAGTATATTCCGTTATAACGAGCAACAGCTTATTGTGTTTTATATCCCCAATGCACAGCCAGCTCGTCCAAGCCATCTTTAAGATAATCACCAAATGTAGTGCGCTCTCTATGGTTGGCCGCCATATCCTTTATCTCCATACCCTGCCCGACAACCTTAATCATCAGATCGAAGGCTTTGCGACCAAGCACCGGCTTGCACTCATTGAGCCGCTGCACCGCATCAATCATGCTGTCCGGCAACGGGTCGATACCTTTGCCGCCGTCCACCTGCTCACGTCCATAGTCTATTGCAACCGTACCCTTTGCACCGGAGCGCTCCCAATATTGGCGAAACCGGCCAGCTGCCGCCCATTGCGCATCATTTATGTGGCCACGTGAATAGAGAGTGCCCACGGCGCTCTCCTTGATATTAACATAGGCTTTGATCTTCGGCGGGTTCCAGCTCTCGCCTGAGTGATCCGGTGAATAGAACGGGTTTGGAACACGATGCACCCGAATATCAGATTTAAGAGTACCAACCTCCTTGCGGGAGATTGCCTTGCGTTGCTCTTTCGAAGGTGCTGCCATGATTGATCCTAAGCTGAATCTGTATTTACAGTATCTAATTATCTGCTAATACTTGTTTTTGTGCCGCAATAAGTGGGAGTTTACCGAGTGCGTAAGCTGCGTTTTATGAAGTGGCATTTGTCGGGGCAAGGCTGGATAGTCTTAGACACCATTACTGGTGAGGAAGCCCACGTCGATGGGGTAAAATACGGCACTCTGATTGAGGTTGAAGCCGAGAGATATGCTGATACCTTGAACTGGCTTCATAACTACCCACCTCTCAATCCAACTCCATGGCTAAATGGCCGGTAAACGCATATCTAAGCCATTCCCAACGCATCCATATAAAGCTGGATCATCGCTTCTTCTTCCTGACGCTCATGAGCTTCTTTCTTACGAGCCCGGATGATTGCGCGGACCGCTTTTGTGTCAAAGCCTGAGCCTTTCAGCTCTGCGAACACTTCTTTGATATCATCGCTGATCGTGCTCTTTTCTTCTTCAAGGCGCTCAATCCGCTCGATGAAAGCGCGAAGCTGCCCGACTGCAATCGCCTGTGCGCTGTCGCCTGTAATGTCGTCACTCATAGTATAATCCTTATGCTGCGTGTTTCTGACGGAGCGGTTCGAGGCCTTCTGCTGTCCGAATGTCGTCAAGCATTCGTAAAACCTCGTCCCATGTTGAAATCTTTGGGCGGCCTTTGCCGGATGAAACTTTGTACCGGCGCTTGAAGCAGGTAACTGTAATGCCCCGCGCCAGTAGAAAGGTCTGAATAGAGAGGAATGCGCTGCTAAAACCGGCCTCATAGCGACGAGCGCCGCCATTCCTCTTGAGCCAATCAGCAATCAAAATGGTTTCTGTTTTCATTTTCCTGCCTGCCTCATACGTTTGAAATTATTGATCTGCGCGGTTCGCTCATGGTGGATCAGCCATTCAATTTCAGCCTCTGACCTACCCATAGCCGCCGCGATTTCCAGCGTATCTTGCCCCATGCGGAACATATCGAGTGCCGTCATGCTGCCACTCCGATGATCTGCCAGCCCTTGCCATCATCGGGCTTGAGAAGATGCTCAGGGATGCGGCAGCCGTCTTGCCATGGCAAAGCGCCAAGCCGCGGGTTCCAGCGTCGATGCAGCCTTGCTTGCTCAAGGAAAAATTCAAGTTTGCGTTCCCGTTCAGCCTGTGGCAGCGCGAAAACATCAAGCTTGGTCACAGTTGCAGGCTTCGCCAATCCGACACCGGCTTTGATCCGGTTACTGTAGGCATCACGGATCGCACCGACGAAATATGCCCAGGAATTGGCTGGTTTAGACATTCGGGACGCAACAGCGCGGATTGTCGGTAGAATATCAGTTTCCAGATCAACGCCATTGTTGATCAGCTCCAGGATAGTTCCGACAACCAATGAGCCGTGCGGTTGAATTTTACCGTCCGCCGCATCCGTCAGCTTTTTCGTTAAATCTTTGAGGTCTAGATTTTGCTTTTGAGAAAGATCAGCAGCAACCTCGCGCATATGCGCGTTAGAAGCTTTAGCTTCTTTTGGTTCTGATTCTGATTGGTCGAACCGCGGTGATTTTAAGTCTTTGATTTTATTAGGACGAGAACGATTTTCAGCCTGTTTATCCTGAAGTTTTCTCAGAGTTTCGAGCTCGATAACTGCACGTTCATTTGTCAGAAACTCGCCATTCACGATTATCTTGCCCATAGATACAAGAGCGCCGCGCAAGGAATTCCACTTCCGAATTGTGCATCCAAGCAGGCCGGATATGTAACGACCATCGTCAGGGAGGTTACCGCCCTGCATGTAAATCAGATCAAGCACCAATCGATAAGCAGCCTTCGTTTCGAAGTCCATGCCGATGGTGCCCTCGATAAAATCGCGTGGATATGCCTTGTAATATGGGAGGCCATTCATGCTTCATACCTCGCTGCGTTTCTGACAGCAGAGCAAGCGACATCAATGAACAGATCAACCTGCGTGACCGGTCCGTTGCGCTGCTTTGCAATGTGAAATTCAAGCTTGTTTTTTACTTCTGCCAGCCTGTCCTGACGGGCTATTTCTTTATCGACATCATCATGCTTTTCACGCTCAAGGTAATAAGCCTCACGGTAAAGAAAGATGATTGTGTCGGCATCCTGCTCGATGGCTCCGCTATCACGCAGGGCAGACAACTGAGGGCGTTTATCTGCTTGCTGCTCAACGGCGCGATTGAGCTGCGAGAGAAGCACGACAGAGATATCGTACTCACGTGCCATTGACTTGAGCGCACCGGTCATTTCCGCAATTTCATTGGTACGGTTGCCGGAATAGCGGTTGCTGGCACGGATCAGGCCAAGGTGATCAATCATCAGGCAATCAAGGTTGTGACCGGCTTTTTCAGAGGCTTCCAGCATCACTTCAAGTTTGACGCGGATATCTGAAATAGAAAGCCCAGACTGTTCTTCAATAAGCAGCGGCAAGCCGTCCATTTCCTTCTGAACGCGCTTCAATGCGTAAAGGTCTGGCTGAGACAATCGACCTGTGACTAAATCCTGATAAGGAATGCGAATATTATCGTCATAGGCCAGATCCGACACGGCTCTCGCCGCCAGCTTCTCAGCATCCATTTCGAGGGAAATAAAGCCAACGCCATGACCTTGCTTGGCAAGTTTGCAGCCAACAGACATCGCTACAGAAGTCTTGCCCATTGATGGACGAGCGCCAATTAGCGTTAGGTCACGTTTATGAATACCGCCGGTTACATGATTGATATCCGATAGCCCCCACGACAGGCCGGTAATACCTGTGCCCGTCGCCATAGCTATTTCAGCAGCGATGATTGCGTTTGATGCGGCGTGAGATACGGACACCTGAGACTTACGTTTAGAGCCACGGCGTAAATCAGAAACGATATCATCAAAGATCACGCCAGCCTTAGTAACAAGCTCAGCAGGGTTGGAGTTCGGATCACGTGCAGCTGCACTCAGGCTTTCAGCCTGATCTGCCAGTGCCAGCCGTGCTGATTGCTCAATAACCTGTTTAGCGCTCTTCTCAATATTGGCAGAGCCAAGCACTGACGAAGTGGCAAGTCGAGCCAGATAATGAGATATACCCTGCCCTGTCGCTTGCTGATGGGCATCTTTAACGCTCTCAGGCATTAGCTTAATCAAAATGTCCGGACGTGCAGAATTGTACCGATCGTGCGCCGAAACAATAGCCTGATAGATATACTGGTGGACAGGTTCGATGAAATGCCTTGCCTCCAGTATTGATGCAACACGGCTGAAACCGCCAAGCATCAGCGAACCAAGAACCTCTTGTTCAATTTCAATAACAAAATCAGTTTGGTTGAGTGCAATGGTCATACTGCACCCAAGTTTTTCTGAATGATTGGGCATTCATAGCAGTAGAAAGCTTTCAGGCAGCGTTTAGCCTCAATCGCATCTAAAAATGCGCCTGTGCTATCAGCCTTGGCCTTAGCATCGACATAAGCCTGCCAGAGGATAAATTCATCTGTTGTGACTGAAATAAGTACTGGCTTCATGCTGCCTCACTTTCGCGCTCTTGGCGGCGGGAGATTTCGGCATCAATCAACGTCACAACCTGACGGCGATGCTGTAAAATCTCCTCCTGTTGAATGAACCAAGCCTCACCGCGCGTTTTCTTGATCCGGTGAAGCGTTATAAAATCTTTGAGGGAATGGACTTGTCCCTCGGCAATTGTGCGCATAGTGCGCAGATTAAGAGTGTCCGACATGCGGCACCCGATAGGTTTGAGAGCCGCCAAACAGATCATCGCCAGCAGGCTGCAAAAGACCACTATCAATCAGCCAGCGGCCAACGATGACCGGCACTGTTCGGCAGTCAGGCAATGTGAAATAGACATACCCGCCGCCCTTTTCGACGGCGCGAGTTTCTTGTGAATGTTCTCGCACTAGCGTTGCCCCCCCCTCTAGACGAGAAAGAACCGGCTTTGTGAAGCGGGGCATTTTCAATTCCTCTGTCATTCTCTCAACTCCGGACAAATCCATTCAGCTGCACCTGCAGCCCAAGTTCTAAAACTGACGGCGATCTTGTGCCGCCGGCTGAATGACAGCCATCGCAGCAATACGGGCGGTTTCGGCGCGATATGCGGCTTGTTTTCTTCTCCCATCGAGGATTGCCTTCATTTCTTCGATTTCTCTGTTTTCAATCCTGCTAGCTTCTTTGTTGAAGACAGCCCTCACTCTGCGGCGCGTCCATGCACCGTTGCGCTTACTCAAATCTGAATACGCCCGTTCCAGCATGGACTTGATCGTTTCGCGAACTCCGCGCTGACCAATGATTTCGTCCAGCAGAGAAGCGGCCATATCGACATCAGTCATCGTCGGCTCCTTGGCTGAAAAATCCACGTTCTTGGATGAAATTCCCACGTTCATGGGTGGCTCCTTTGCTAAGTTTGACCTTGCGAGGGACAAACGAAGCAGGAGCAACTAGTGCATGGAACCAGTGGGAAAGATTGCGCTGCGTATAGTGCACAAAAACAGACATGCGCAGATATACCGCCGTAAAACGGGGATTGATGGCCGAGACGATCAAGCGGGGGCAAAGAACCGCCTCGGCCTCACCGGTGGGAGGAGTAACCGGTGATATGAAACTTGGAATAAGGATCGTGTGGCTCATGCTGCGCGATCCATTTGCACGAACCAATCCCGCTCCTTCACGAAGCCTTTGGTTGCTTCTTTAATTCTGAGGATTGTTCTTTTTGATGGGGAGCGGTCACCACTCACATAGCGATTAACTGTCGCCTGAGAGACACCTACTTTTTCAGCAAAGGCAGCGTGGGTGATCTTATGTTTTTCGAGATACTGTTTGAGCTTCAACATAAAGCAACAATACCAAATTGGTATCTATAATCAAGAGAAAAATACCAATATGGTTTTTGATGACCGTTTGTATTTCCCGTACAATGTCCGCATGTCACAATTGAAGCGCTTGCGCGAAAAAATAGGCCTTACTCAAAAAGAGTTAGGCGCACTTGCCGGAACATCTCAGCCGCAAATCAAGCGTCTTGAAGATGGCGATAGAACTCTGACCAAGCAATGGGCGGAGCGCCTTGCTCCTCATTTGAATACAACTGCGGAAGCCCTGCTGTTTCCTAAGGGCGATGATCTGGACTCGGACATTATGGCAATCGTATCCCGCCTTGATGAGCAACAGAAAGCGCAAGCTCTGTCTTACCTACGCTTTCTCACTTCGCCTGCCGGTGAAAACTGAGTTACAAAAACGTTCTTTGCAATTGGGTCTATAAAGTAGCGCCATTCTCCGCCGTGCATTTTCTGCATTGCATGCGCCAGCGCTGCCGCTTGAGCTTCAACGGTTTGAATCTGCCGTTGCGCAACCCGCACATCGTCTTCTGTTGCGTTTACTACAATTCCATCAGGTACGCTACGCCGTGAAAGCATCAGAATCTCCGTTCCCACAAACGCCTATCATTCCAGAAAATTAGAACATATCAAGAACGAATTCTAGTTTTACAAACAAAATAATTGCCTAATTAATCTACTTAGACATAAAAAAAGCCACCCGATATGGGTGGCTAAATTTATTGAGTTTTCTTAGATTAGAACTTGTAGTTCACACCAATACGAACAGTGTGGAATGGAGCTTTTGTTGTAACGTTCATGCGTGCATCCTCGTCACCAAGGCTGAATTTCATTTTGCCTAGATCGGTGTAGAGATATTCACTTTTTACTGTCCAGTTATCAGCAAATGCGTATTCGGCACCGGCGCCAACAGTATAACCTACACGTGATTTAGAATTGGAGAAACCAACTACGTCACCATCAAAATTAACGGAGCCGTAGGTTTCAACCTTTCCGTAAGCCACACCACCAGTTGCGTAAATCATGAAGCGTTCTGTTGGCAGATAGCCAAGACGAACACGAGTGGTACCGAACCATTTAACTTTAGTACCCAGTTCCGCTCCAATAACATCAAAGCCATCGGTAAGGCTGCCAGAAACCTCGCCCTTCAGGCCAGAAGCCTGAAAGTCTGTTTCAAGACCAAAAACTGTCTGGTCAAATTGCCAGTTATAACCGGCTTGTACACCACCTATAAAACCGCTCGATGTGATTTTTGCTGAGCCGGATGCGATATCAAACCAATCACCTGCATCATTATATTGTGCAGTGAATGGGTGCTTAAATTTTCCGCCAGCATAACCGGCGTTCAGACCAATGTAGCCGCCAGTCCATGAAAAAGTATCAGCGACAATTGGCGCTGGCTCCGAATACACAACCGCATCAGCAGCATAGGCTGAACTTGCAGCAAAAAGAACTGTGGAAGCTAATAATATACGTTTCATAATTCACCCCTGTTTATTTAAGTGAATTCAACTTACGACAAAATACGCCTGCTCAATATAGCAAAAATACAACACAGACACGCAAAGAAACAACTAATAAAATACTAATTATAATATAAATTAATAATCAGCCACTTAGATAAAATTCCTAATAAATAAACTAATGGCTTTGGGCGTAATATTGGTAAAAAATTGGTTCAAAATCGAATTAAATGTACCTCTCAAATGTACTATTAGGGGCATGAGGCGAGCAGCGGTCTTTAGTCTGATTGAAACTCAGCACCACGTAAAACTCAGTCATTACGCAAAACCCCAGCGAATGATCCAGCTTTATCTGGACTAGATGCAATGAACATATCAAGAAACATTAACGTACGCGTACAGATTTTTAACGGATGATTAAAGGTTCACTAGATGTAGTAACGCAAGAGTTTTAGGCGCAAAATAGGCACTTGCGCATCTTTATTACTGCAGATCAATGAGTGTCCCTAGACACCTCATATCCAATAAACTAAGACCAGCTCAGGTTACGCGCTCTCCTGTCGATACTTTCACGGGGGCTTCGTGAAATGACTTGATTGAGCGCGTAACCTGCCCTCAGTAACTGCATAAATCCTGAGGTCACTCCGCCGCTTTTCTTTTACTCAACCGGGTCAAAAGCCGAGCTTTACGCTTGCGCTCAGCCATTTTTGTTTCGTGTAGCTTTTCTTTAAGCACACTCATATACAGAGCATCAATCAGATCTTTCTGAGTTTTGTGCCCAGCTAAAAACTGCTGGGTAGCCTCTCTTTGTAGAGAGTGGCCTTTCCTGCTATCCAGCTCAATTCGGGTCATTGAACAAACATGAGATACTGCATGACTGATTAACTGCATGTCTTTCTTGACCTGGCCGGCTTTATAAACTGCGGCGGGCATGCTTTCCTCCCATAGCGTTAAAATTTTCTAACGAATTATAGAGAAGCGCCCAGCTTTCAAGACCTATGCGGTATATAACTCTATAGCGAAAAATTCGCGAGTTGCGGGAAAAACAAATTTATAAAGTTTGCATGAGCTGAATATGCAGAAAGCGCCGGATTACCGGCGCTCTGAATATGCAATTGATTTATTGCTCTAAAATCCGCTCACGTGTTCGTTTTAATTTATCGGCCATATTAATTCGATTAAGCATCAGATCTACCAGCTCTTTCTGATCATACTGGCCGGCCATGTATTCGCGAACAACGGAATTCGCCATTGCCTGCCCTTCTTCACTTTTTAATTCAATGAATGTGGCGGCGCAGATTTCTGTAAGCGCATTATTGATAATCAAAATATCTGCTTTGTCGATTATATTCCTCTGTGGAGATTTAAACATCTTTGACTCCTCCCGCTCCCACATAGAGATAGGCCTAACGGAGAGCTCCATTATGATAGCACGGATCATGATCGCGCCATATGTATCATTTAGATATAATTACATTGGTAATTTCAGCGCTTTTCTTTAGTTATCGCTTTGCTGGTATCTGCCACAAGCAGAGCCATTAACATCGTATATAATTTTATCACGAACTCGTGATTACTTCTCGACTCCCCACCCCTATATGACTAAAGTCGAGGGAGGTTACGCACTCTCATCTCTTTGCACTCAGAGGGGGACACTGTGAGGTGGTTAGATTGAGTGCGTAACCGTAAGGATTACATCAACAGCAAAAGCAAAAATCTCTTAGAACTCAGGGATAATTCTTTTGAATTGTGAAGTTACCCCATTACATGGAACAGCATCCCTCTCTTAAGAACTTTTGCCCTAATCAAGCTATGTATACGCGGCTTCGTAACGCGCTGTGGTCAGCTAACGGATACACAACAGTTATTCCAAAAAGATGGGAGCCCCAGCCAAAGCACTTTCTATCCCTTCAGGATGAGGAGATTGCTGGAGTGGGTAAGGCATCTCTCAAAATCTTAAGAGAGTGGGTTAGGGTTAAGCATGAACAAGTACCCGCCCCTTAGAGATTTTTGCCATAGCGCTCATATCTATAGCAGCATCAGAAATGCGCTTTGGAGAGCTAAGGGGATCAACTCGGCAACACCGAGTGAATGGGAGCCTGAGCCTGATGACTTCTTATCACTCGATGACAGAATGATTATCAATGTCGGCAAAGTCTCGCTGAAGATACTCAGAGCATGGGTTGCCGCCAGCAGCTGATTTACCGCCTCACCCAGCCCGCCTCGTGCGGGCTTTTTGTTGCTCTTAATGGACTCGACTTAGCCTGATGAATCAGAGTTAATTGGCAGACTACGCCCTCTCTCTGATGCCTGCCGGAGGGAACTGGCCGATAACATGGATTGAGAAAGCGTAGCCCACGCTGCCGGATGACTGGCTCCTCTCAAACAGGATAAGTCCACCCTCGCCGGTAGTTCCACGTGGGGCTGTCAAAGGATGTGCGCACACCCAATGACAGGCCGGTAATCGTACGAACGGCGGCTTATCCGTTCATTACGGTACTTGAGCGAAACCCTTTCAGGTATCGTTCCGGAACGATCCGAGGGCATTTAAATGCGAAAGCATAAAAACCTTCTGATCACCATTGCAATAAAGATAGATATAGCAGCCTGCCTCATCGGTATCGCAGCTATCATCCATGCTTTAAAGTGATGCTTAAGGGCGTTGAGGTGACTAGCTTCAGCGCCCTTTTGCCATCCCATATTACCTACCATGAGTAGACAAGAAACCTCGGTTTGCGCCGGGGCTTTTTGCTGCCCTGATTCTAGCATGGCTGGGGTGTGGAGCAAGTGCGAATGGTATTTTATACCAAAATAAATACCAAATCGGTATTGACATAATATACCAAGTTGGTATTTTACATCCATCAACAGCGCGAAGAAGCACCCGCCGATCCGCTAAACGATGGAGAGAAACATGCGATACCCGTTTTGCACTGATCTGAGCGATAAAGCTCTCGGCATTACACTGTTTCAGGATTTTGAATGTGAAGTCGATGTATCCCTGATCTGGGATAACGGCGAGCCGGTTCTTGAAGTGAACGCGGTCTATCTTGATGGCGCAAACCTGTCCAAAGGCGAAAGCGCATCGCAGTTTCTCGTCCATATGATCGCGGACAAAGCTGAGCGCGACGACGACCTGCTTACACGCCTCATTGAAGATGAAGAAATTCGTTTTCCGAGGGCTGCATGATGGATGAGGAATTAGAAACACTCGTCTGGAACGCCTATTGGGATGAAGGCAATACGAAACTTGCCCTTGCCCGTGTCGTTCAGGTTGTACGTGATTACGACAAAGCATCTGCCCTTTCCGCTTCCAAAATTACCAAAATCACGCCGCGCCGGAGGGCAGCATGATGGCAGACCACCTCACATCAGAGCAGGCAGATTTGTATCTGACCGCTATCAGCACAGATGCCAGCGCAGAGGCTCGCATCAAGGCAGCCGGTGACCTCTTAGCGCGCCCTCTCCCTTACGATGCACGCAAAGAAATCCGCTCAATCTATCTCGACCTCACAGAGAATAAGGAACTAGCAGCATGAGCGCCGCACTTGAAGTTCATAAACAAGCAGAAATTGCCAATACATATCATGCACCGGTTGACCCAATGGTCTCAGCTATTGAGCGCCTTATCATGGAGCCAAGCATACCGCTGGATCGCGTTAAGGAGGCAATGAGCATTAAATACGAAGCAGAGGACAGGCAGCGTGCTTTTGCCCGTGAAGATGATGAGCGCCAAGCTAAAAAGGCTTTCTTTGCCGCGATGTCAAAATGCCAGTCCGAATTGCCGGTCGTTATCAAGAACCGTGGCAACGACCACACCAAGTCACGATATGCTGATCTGGCGGCAATCGAAGAACAGGCGATGCCAACCATTCATAAGCATGGCTTCGCCGTTTCATTTCAGCCAGACGGCTACAACAATAAAGGCGAACTGCGCATTGTCTGGGAGATTTCCCATGCAGAAGGCCACTCACGCAATGGCGTAGGTGAAATCCCTGTTGATGGCGCAGGCGCACAAGGCAAGGTCAATAAAACCGGTACTCAGGCATTTGGCAGTACTGCCACATATGGGCGCCGGTACCTGCTTTGCATGCTGTTCAACATCAGTACTGGTGACGACACAGACGGCAACAGCCAGCCTGCCAAACAATACAGCACTATCTCACAAGATCAGGTGAAAATCCTCCTGCAGCTCATCGAAGAAACAGGCTCTGACATTGAAGCGTTTTGCCGCCTCGGCAAAATCAACTCTCTGCCAGAAATGATTTCTGAAAACTATGACAGAGCGGTCAGCCTTCTTGAAGAACGTAAGAAGAGGATGGCGTAATGATGCAGGTTTTTAACGATATCGAGCAAGGCACGCCAGAATGGTTTGCCGCCCGTGCTGGCATCCCAACGGCATCGCGCTTCTCAACTGTCATGGCAAAAGGCGAAGGCAAAACCCGCGCTGAATACATGCGCAAGCTTGCCGGTGAAATTATAACCGGTGAACTCGCAGAAGGCTTCACAACCCCGCACATGGAGCGCGGTAAGCTGATGGAAGATGAAGCGCGTGAGACTTATGCCTTCATTAACAGCGTTGAGCCTTATCAGGTCGGGTTCATCCGTAGCGGAGATAAAGGCGCAAGTCCGGATAGTCTGATTGGAACCCTTGGCGGTTTAGAGATTAAGACTGCCCTTCCTCACATCCAGATTGACCGGCTTGAGCGTGACCGACTGCCACCAGAGCATAAAGCACAAGTACAAGGCAATCTTTGGATATCGGAGCGTGAATGGTGGGATTTCGTATCTTACTGGCCTCGCCTGCCAATGCTGGTCACACGCGTTTACCGCGATGAGCCATACATCAAAACCATGTCCGATGAGATTGACCGCTTCAACGATGAAAAAGCGGCACTGGTAGAGCGTATTCGCGCTTACGGACAGGAACCTACAAAGGAAGCAGCATAATGGCCGGTTCCGTGAACAAAGTTATCCTCGTTGGCAACCTCGGCGCTGACCCTGAAATTCGCCGGCTGAACTCCGGCGAGCCTGTTGCCAACCTGCGTATTGCAACATCCGAAAGCTGGAAAGACCGTCAGAGCGGCGAGCGCAAAGATAAGGTTGAATGGCACAGCGTAGTTATTTTCAATGAAAACCTCGCGAAAGTTGCCGAGCAATATCTGAAAAAAGGCGCCAAGGTTTATCTGGAAGGTCAGCTGCAAACCAGAAAATGGACTGACCAACAAGGCAACGACAAATACACCACCGAGATTGTCCTGCAGAAGTTCCGCGGCGAATTACAGATGCTCGACAGTCGCGGTGAAGGTCAGCAATCCGGCCAGCAGAGCCAATCGCAACAGTCGAACCAGTCATACAGCCAACAATCCGGCGGATACGGTGGCATGGATGACGATATTCCTTTCGCACCGGAGTGGCGCGGATGATTGGCGAAGTATGGAGAATTGTACCTACCGCCCCACAATTTATGGCTTCGAGCGAAGGACGAATAATGGTTATTCCATACCTAGCTGAAACACCTTCGGGTGGAGTACGGCAATATGGCGGTCAGTCGCATTTCGGGACTTGGAACAAGCAAGATGGCCGTTTCATAACCGTCCTCAAAGGAAAAACGTATAAAGTCGCCCGTTTGGTTTGTGATGCATTTCATGGGAAAGCCCCATTAGACAAGCCGGTTTGCATGCACCTTGATGAGAATGCGGCCAACAATCGCGCTGATAATCTCGCTTGGGGAACGCAAAAAGAAAACCTTAATGCTCCCGCCTTCAAGGAATATTGCAAGGCAAGAACCGGCAAAGACAACCCATGGGTTAAGGGGCGTCTTGCAATGTTGGAGGTTCTCCCATGAGCAAAAAAGACAAACCAGTCTATGGTTTCATACGCAAGGGTAGCGCTCTTGTGCCAGCTATGGACTATGATCTGGCCGCGCTTGAAAACATCGCTCAAGGCGAGCTGGTCAAAGTCGAAATCAAACAATTCCGGAATGTTGGCCGACACCGTGCTTATTGGGCGATGCTTCAAGAGGTAATCGACGCTTGCGGTTTAGATTACAATGCGGAGAAGCTGCACGATCTGATCAAGCTTCATAACGGCGTTATTGATTTTATCACCCTGCCGAGCGGCCTGACTGTCTCTATCCCCGCATCCATTTCCTTCGACAAAATGAGTGAAGCCGACTTTAAGACCTTCTTTCGCAAGGCTGAGGAATGGCTTGCCAAAACATACGGCTATGTCCGTCAGGAGGCAGCATGATGCAGACTGTTCCCCTTACCGCTCCTTATGAGTTTCGTCGCAGCAAAAAGCTGGCGCAGGCTCATATCCGCTCAACAACAGAATTGAGAAACGCTCCGGAAGTATTGGCCAATCGTCAGAAGCGCTTAAACGACCGTATCTCAGATACTCTGGCTGATGAACTGGCTGCAGCTTTATCAACCCTCAACTTCAATGAGGTTCAGTCATGAGCAAGCATTTACTTCTTCGATGGGGCATCAAGGGCTTTCACAGCCTCTTTAAGTCGCTTCTCAACCTTTTGTCCTTTAGACGGGATTTGCCCCTCTTTATTCACAGTGCTCTTTGCAAGTTCTTCCACTGTCTCAATTTTTGTATCCGTAGCTTTGTTCTGACTGGCAGTTTTAGGGTAGGTCATAAATCAACTCCTTCTCCTAAACTCAACTCGCAAAAGCCAAATACGTTCCAAATTTTGCGGAGATTAAAATGAGCAAACGCATGGAATTTAGCCGCAAAATCAAAGCGCTGATCATCGTGCGAGCAAACGGCAAGTGTGAAAAATGCTCTGCTATGCTTAAAACGGGCGAAGGCGAAGTCGATCACATTCTGCCCTGCGCACTTGGCGGCGAGGCAACCGTGGCCAATGGCCGCCTGCTTTGCCGTGTTTGCCATGTTGAAAAGACTGCAGACGATATTCGGCGTGTCAGGAAATCTGACCGGCAGCGTGACAAGGCCAGTGGGGCGGTACGACCAAAGTCTGCACTGGCAGGCCAGAGACGACCAAAGCCAGCGCTCACAAAAACACTGCCACCACGCGCGATGTTTGTACCTGTAGCCAGCACCTCGGAGACCAGCAATGGATAAACTATCACCAGAAGCTCAAATAATGGCTCTTAAATACCTTATTGAGCAGGATCAATTAAGCAAAGGCTCGTTTTATGCAGCTATGTTCTTTGGTATGTTTTTCGCGTTCATTGTCGGCGCTATCATAATGCGCCTTTATTCAAGATAGGATACCAGCCATGACCCGCGCTAAACTTAAACAAGAAATCATCGACATTTTCCTGCGCAACCTCGAAGGCAAAACGCTCGAAGCAATGGCGGACGAAGTGATTGACGCAGCTTATGCGGCGCTGAAAGAACCGACAGAAGAGATGACACTCGCCGCGCGTCATCTCATGATCTGGATTCATTCTGATATGCCAACAGAAAAAGACTTGGCGCTTTGGTGTACTGCGCATGGTCGGCCCACACCTGAAAATTGTAACCCTGAATTAAATCACGCCCCATCCAATGCGCAGCAAGCGACGTGGGTCTTTCAAGCCATGCTCACCGCCTCGCCGCTCGCATCGGTAGGAGGGAAGGATTGAGCCAGATGCTATTTACACCAGCCACTCTTGCAAAGCGTTGGGAATGTTCTGAGCGCCATGTTAGAAATTTGATTAAAGAAGGCCGTCTTGGTTTTTTCCGTTTAGGCGGAAAATTACTAAGAATTAAAGAGAGCGACGTTAAGAGGTTTGAATGTCAGAATGGAGAATTACCAGACTTCGAGGAAAACTCGCCCTCACCTTCGACAGAAATGGAAAACGCCATAGATACTCGCTTGGAACCGATGACCCGCGCCAAGCTTACATCATTGCGCCAGCACTCTATGCTGAGGTAACGCGCTCTGATGGGCGCACAGTCAAGCATCTATGGGATGCCTACACAGCAGATAAGGCGGGGAAAGCCATCCTCGCCACTATGGTCTATACGTGGAAAGCGCTCGCTGACCGGTTCGGTGGACGTGATGGTGAAAGTATAACAAGAGAAGATTGCCGCGCCCATATGTCTGAACGCCGGACAAACGGTATAAGTGACGGCACTATTCACACAGAACTTGGTCATCTGCGCATGGTATTATCATGGGCAGAGAAAAATAACCTCATAGAAAAAGCGCCGGATATTGAGCGCCCTTCAAAGCCTGAACCAAAAGACAGGTTCATGACGAGGGAAGAAGCGCAGAAGATGATTGCTCACGCAAAAACCCCGCATTTACGAACAGCATTCCATCTAATGCTTGGCACCGCCGCTCGTGTTACCGCAATCTTGGAACTAACGTGGGATCGCGTTGACTTTGACCGCAAGCTTATCTACCTGCGCGACCCAAACGACAAGGCTAGACGCAAAGGCAGGGCAATCGTGCCAATCAATACCACATTGCTATCCGCCTTACGTGAAGCCAAGGCGGGAGCACTTACAGAATATGTAGTGGAATGGGCGGGGCAGCCGGTGAAAAGCCTCAAGAAAGGAATCGCCACGGCGTCACGGCAAGCTGGCATTGAGGGTATATCTGCTCACGTCTTTCGTCATACTGCTGCCGTATGGATGGCTGAGGCAGGAGTACCAATGGAAGAGATAGGTCAGTACCTTGGGCACAGCAGCTCAGAGATAACGCGCCGAGTGTACGCGCGATACTCACCTGATCATCTTAGAAAAGCCGCGTCTGCCCTTGATTTTGGCCTATACGTAGTTCCCTCCGGTTCGGCTGAACCTGTGAAAGAGAACACAAAGTGA